TAAGGGCCTATGCAAATATTTTGTAAGCCCAAATAAAGGGGCTGTATCTTCATTAAATCCAAACTCTAAAGATGTTGGTAAAGTTTGTTGCCCAAAATAAATAAAATTAGCATCATAAGCATATCCTGTTAATGCAACACCTTTTGCATCATCCCACCTAACAAAATGCCATAAGCCTAAAGATTGAAATAAAGAAATATTAAACCTTTTCAAAATGCTTTCTATAACGCTATAACAATTATCAAACTCATTGCCATTTTTATATGTATTAATATCAATATAGGTTTGCTCAAAAAAACTTCTATCCGTTCTATGATATTTTTCATGTAGGCTACAAAAAACCCTATAGCCAATATCTAACCCAGCCTTATTTAAACAAGCATAAAGAATATCCCTTATTGAATATCTACTTGTATTTAAATTTATTGAACTATTTAAGCTAACCGTACATTGTGCTGGAGTAAGCGTATTTATAACTGTATTACTTACCCTTACTTTATAATTGTTAGTGCCAATGTTAGTAACCGCTAATGTTGTGTAGGTAGTATTTACAACAGCGTTTGGATGCCCTGTAATTGTAAATGAAGTGCCTATTAAAACTAGGTTAGGAATATTGTATAAATAAACAAAATTATCTAAACTCTCAACAGCCGTATATGCTAAAATTGGCAAAGTTGCTTGTATGCCAGTCATATCTAAAGCAACATCTTTTAAAAGGCCTAAATTATCTGTAGCTAATAATTTTATTTGGTGTGTATAATCTACCATTAATTCACTAAAATCATCTTGCACCAAAAAGCCTTTAAATAATAATGTATTTACTTGCAAAAAGTAAACTAGGTAAGTATCATCTTCATTGCTTAAAAAAGTATCAATTGGTGTAACGTTACCCTCATTAAGTAATGTTATTTCTAATGTAGAGGCTTTTATAGGCTCTTTGGGATTATCGTTATTGTATTTATGGATAATAGGATTAGCAGCTAAATTTAGCCTTATTGGATCACCTGTATAGCCTTTTTCCCATATCTGTAAACTGTATGGTACATCAACTATGCTAGTAAATTCTGCTATATATTTCCAACCGTATGCCATAATTTATTTTAATTAAACCCTGCTCTATTATTTGATTGTGTTGTTCTATTTATTACGGTTATTAAATCCTGCCCTCTTAAAACATAAGAGGCTACAAAACCACCGCTACTAGCACCATTTAAAATTGCATTGCTTTGTGCATTTGGGGTAACACTTGCACCCCTTGGCAAACCAATTAACTCTGGGCCACGTTCACCAACTATTGCAGTTCCTCCGCTAAAGTTCCTTGTACCTGTTGCAAATCCTTGTGGTTTTTTACCTACAACAGATTTTAATATAGCTCCAAAAGCTACTAATGCAACACCTACTGCTATTGATGCTAAAGGACTAGCTAATAATTTTGTAAAGGCTTTTTTTGCAGCCGCAATTTTTACACCACTTTCAATTAAAAACTTACCTAATTGCTGTATTTGGCTACCAACAGATGAAAAAATACTATCAAACAAACCATTTAAACCAGCCCCTTTACCAATTAAAGCATTACCTATTGCATCGCCTAAATTAAATAAACTACCCTCAATTATAGCTTGTGTGGTTTGTGAAATAAATTGATTAAATTCTGCTAATTTTTTTTGGGCTTCTAATCTTGCTTTTTCAATTGCATCTTGTATTGCTTGTGCAATTTTTCCCTTATCATTTATTTTAGGTGCTATTTCTACATCTACATTAATACCCAATTTTTCTATTGGCCCAAACTTTAATTTAGATTTAGAAAACTTAATATCTCTTATTTCCGCAAATAAATCTAAAACAATTTTATTATTAGTTTTAACGCCAACTTTTGTAATTAAATCATCTATAGCTTTTTCTATTGCCCTTATTTTATCATTACTTTCATCTGTTTTTAAATTTAATTCTTTAGCATTTAAAAATTCTAACTGCTTTCTCATCTCTGCTAAAACCTCGGCTATTGTAAGTAAATCCTTTGGGGCTTTTGTTTTAACTGGGCCATTTATTATATTTGTAAAAACATCATCTAACCCTTTTGATAGCTGATTTAAACCGCTTAATGATGCTGTAGCTTTTGCTAAAGCTTCTGTATTTTTTGCAGCATCTAAAGCAGCCTTGCTGTAAAATGCAGTACCATTTTTTACTTTATTTAAATAAACTGAAACTGCATCTAGCCCTTGTGCGTATTCTTTATCAGCTAAAGGGTTATTTATTTTAGCTTGTAATAGTTGTTGTTTTATTGTAGCATCTAAAATATTTTTTACTTCCTCGCTTCTTTGTGAAAACAAATACTGTGCTAAAGCTTGTTTTTTTGTTGCTTCAGTTAGTTTTAAATATTCGCCACTTGTTGATGTTAAAATCTTTTTTAAATCAAGTAAATTTTTAGCTTGTCCTAATAAAGAATTACTAGCAGCACCTACCTCTTGTGCAAACTTCTTTTCGATTTCTGCTGCTGCATTTGTAGCTGCTTTTTTTTCTTCTACATCTTCTTTTGCCTTTTTTGTATGTGAAGAAAAAATTAATATTGCACTAGATACTAATGATAAAGCAAGGCCCAAACCGGCAGGGCCTGTTAAACTTAGAGCTAATGCCTTTAAAGCTCCTCCTGTACTACCAGTTTCAAGTTTTAATCTTTGGAAACTCTCTAATAAAGGATTTAAGTTGTTTTGAATACCTATAAATCCAAAAGGTGCATCTTGTGCAACCCTGCCTAAATTTGTTAAGGCAAATGCCGCTTGGTTAGTGCCAGGGACTGCAGCCTTTAATCCACTTGATGTATTTTGTACACTTTTACCAAATGTATCCAATTTACCTTTTGCATTATCAAGCCCCTTATTTAAGGAGGTCATATCCGCTACACCGACTATTTTTATTACTTCTTCTGCCATTTTTAATTAGCTTTTTGTTTATTCAAAACATCGTGTACTCTTTGTATCATTGCGGCCATTTCAGCATCTACCCCATTATTAACTTTGTCTTTATTTATTGAGGGCCAAGCCCTATCAAAATCACTACCCTTAACATAACCTGCACAACTAAATTTAGCAACCGCCCTCATTACTTCATTATTACTATCCCTTTCATCAAAATAGCCCATACAAGCGTAATAAAACTCCTGTGGGCTACTTGTGTAATATTCATAAGGCGACCATTTTAGGCTACCTAATGCAATTTTATAGCAATTATTTAAGTACTCACTTTCATTTTGTTTTTTTTTACTTCTTTAGTTTCCTCTTTTCTATCAAAAGTAAATGTACTTTCAAAAGCCTTTTGTATTTGCAACACTTGATCTGCATCTAATGTATCCGATATATCGCAAACTTCCTCAAAAGTTATATCTAATTCCTCTCTCTTTTGGTAAGCATTACAATACAAACCTGCATAAATTAAAGCATAACTATTGCTAATAGCCTCTGCATTTTTTTCGGTGTATTTCTGCATAACGTGCAAAGTCATTTGATTGAACTTTAAACCACGTTCTACACCGCCAAAGTTTATTTTTATGTAACCCATAAATTATACAGTAATTGTTTGTGTTGTTGCACCAGCTACTTTAATACTAGATGTAAAAACGCATGGCTCATTTAAGCTATAGTTTTCGCTAATATTAAATAAGTAACCCTTACCACTCTTAGTTGCATCGCCAGTAGTTGGTGTTAATGGTACAATTTGCCAACCAATTTTAGTTTTTGCTAACATTAAAGCATACAAATCAACTCCAGTTTGCTTACCAGCTCCATTGTCAAATAATTGTATTCCCTCAAATTCAATTGTTTCAGTTATTAGCCCTGGTAAAATAACACTTTCACAAAAGCTAGAGGCATCAACCTCTGCAACTTCGCTATTGAAATCAAAAGACTTTAAACAAACAACCGTTTCATAGGTTACTCCACCTGTAGGATCAATCTTTAAAATATAATCTTGCCCTTGTAGTTGATGTGCTGCCATTTTTTATAATTTTTAATTTTAGTAATTACAATACAAATATAATATTATTTGCAACAATGTTGCATATTTATTTAATAAATATTTTGTGTTCAAAAGTTAATAGCCTATTTGCGAAATAATCATTGCCCTCTGTACTTAAATTTTCGGAACTATCCCTAGTTAATTTCATCCCTACCATTTGAAAATCCGAGGCAAAACTTAATATGCTTGTAGGGGTTGGATAAATTAGTTGAAAAATAGCGTTGCAAATTTCATCTGCAAATTTTCCACTATTACCATACTGTTGTACTGTATAAACAGCCAACTGCATTGTAATATCTGTTCCATGCCTATCCATTGTACCACTCTCACTATTGCCCACCTCACTTAATATTATATAATTATCTACTTCCTCCCCTTGTGGTAATTCCAAGTAATATATAGGTACTGTTATTGCATTTACTGCAAATCCAGCAAAAGCAGTTACATAAGCCTCTCTTAATTTATAGTTTACACTTTTCAACTTTCAATTACTTTTTTTATGCGTTCAATTAATTGCTTTCTAGTTTTATTTACTGCTGGGTATAAATATGGCTGTGGCTTTACCCCATTTCTTATTATTGAAATAGCAATAGGATAAGCTAATTTATCATCAATACCTTTTCTTTTAACCCATTTTGCTATCTCTAATAAGTATTCTTTAAAACTCCCCTTTTTGCCACTACTTCCTCTAAAGGTTGCTGCTAATTCTTTCCAGTCTTTTGGTAGTGTTGATACATACCTAGCAGCATACCCCCTTGTACCAAACTCAACATAAGCACCATAATTAGCCCCTACTGTTATTTCTGCTTGTAACTTTACAGGTGTTGAAAAATTAGCATTTATAGAATTTCTTAAAAAGCCCTCATCAACTGGGCAATTTTGTTTTGCCAAAGTAACAGTATCTAAAGCCCAAGCGTTTAACTCATCCGAAATACCCTCATTAACACTTTCGCCTTTTTTGGATAGCTTTTTCAAGGCTGCATCCAATCCCTCAAATTTTATACTAATTGCTGCCATTTAAAATGCACCTTAATACCAGGTAACTTTTTTTGCCCTCATTAATAATTTGAATACTATTTATCTTTAATTTTTTAGTGCCGTAAAGTGCTGTATTTTTAGTTGTAACAGTATAAATATCATACTGCCTTATGGTAATCTTGTAATCGTAATTATCTTGCCTTTGCCCCTCATTAAAATTAGCTTGTCCTGTTCTATTTTCTACATTAGCCCAAGCTGTATATAATTCAACAGCAGCATAACTTACCCCACCGCCACTATCCTTAGTGGCCGTTTGTGTTTGTAACGTTATTCTACTATTCATTTTACCTACCATATTCTTCTATAAGGGTTTAAAGTTTGCATAGCCATACTACCTAAGCCCATTTCTTTATTAGTAACATCGCCTCTATTTTCATATAAAAAAGCCACTTGTTGCAATACAGCCGTTTTTAAATAAGTTGGTAGTGTTGTATAAGCTGCAACATAAGTGGCCTTTAAATAGCTATCCAAAGGGTTTTTTATTGTTTTAAATAATTCGCCTTGTAATTTATATTCTGTATCAACTGTTAATGTTTTACCATCTTCATTTATTAAAGATGTAAATGTTTTTATAGGGCCATAAGGTAATTCAATGCCACCTATTGAATTATTTAAAATAGCTATTACTGTTTTTTCAACAAATGATACATTTGTGTACCCCTCACATTGCAGCCTGGCAGTCTTAATTAACTCTGTTATTAAGGTGTTTTCTTCTGTAATATTTAACTCAATTTTACACC